TGAAGGGGGCCTGAGCCCCGGTATTGGTCGTGCCGACAAAGGCTATCCGCCTCATGAATTCCTCCGTAAGAGTAAGGGGAGAGGTTGACCCCCTCCCCCTAAACGCTAAACGTCGGTTGAACCGATAATCATATCGGAAGCGCCAGTGGCGTTCGCGGCGCTATTCACGCTCTGAATACGCCAACGAGTGGCACTCACGCCGACCACATGGAAGGAATCCCCTTCATGGGCCAACAAGATACGACGATCACCAACATCGTTGAGCAGCACGGTAGTCGCGCCGCCGCAATCGAAATGCTGGGCCGTTACAAACGAACCGTTAAGCCGCACCGACACTTCGGCGCCCGGGTAAGGGGTGGGAAGCCGCCAGTGAGTAGCAGTCCCGTCGCCCGTGGCAGAGGTAAGTTCGTAAGCCCCCACCAAAAGCTGCACAGTACAGGCGTCAGAGCCAGAGCCCTGGGCCTGCGTTGTGGGCAAGTTACCACCAGCGAACTGGCAGGTAACGGAACCTGACGAAACCGCCGAAACGCGGACCGTCATATTGCCATCTGTGCAACGACAGAAGATCAAGTCGTCAACCACAAGGGCAATGTCGTCGTCAGAGTTATTGAAATACCCCGCAACCAAGATTTCGGCCAGTGCGTCACTGGCTCCAGTCGTGGTGGCGTTGTACGTGTAGGTCAGCGACCCCGGCGCACCAGCGCGGAGGTGAAGGTCTGCATTCGTAAAAGCCATGATCTACTCCTCCTATTAGGTAGCAGCGGTGGCGACAGCGGTGCTGTCGTTCCAGTTTGCTTCGATGACGCCTGTGTCATCGACCATGCAGGCTTGGCCCGACATGCCGTGATTGACGAACCAAGCAACTCGGTCGCCGTGCCACGTTACATCGGCGGAAACAGCCTCGTTTCCTGCGATATTGCCCTGGGCTGCTGCCGACGCATAACCGAGCGCCGTCTTGTGCCAGATCCAGGCTTTACCGCTTGAGGTGCCCTTACCGGGGAGACCCGTGTGAAGAGCCCACTTGACGCCAAGCCAGTCCTTCCACTTGCCGATTCCGGTGTTCGGCCCTTGCTTGAACGGCATCCCGTCGAAGCCGACGAAATCCGCGCTTGCGAAGGCGTTGATGGTCATGAGTTGCGACCAGAGCCGCGTTGTCAGAACACCGTAAACGTCACCGTCGTTTGGCACGTCGTTGTCAAACACAGCCTCAACCCACGTCAACGAGGTAGCGAGGATGTCGTTGTAGGAGGTAACGTCGAGCGTGATGATCGTTGACGTAGTGGTGTCCAGAACAGTCGTGATCTGGTCATCGATCTTCCGGCCCAAGGCCATGGCCCCGCCAGAAGCGTAGCGCTGCCGGATCGCATAGTTGGTCTTGGCCTGGTCGAACTTATCCACCCAGTCGCCGGCGTAGAAATCGACCAACGTACACTGGGGAGCCGTGTGAGTTTGGTTCATTGGCGTGACAACACCGTGACGAGATTTCGTCGTGGCAGTGCCCGTTCCGATCTTATGGAACACCTGCGTTGTACCAACCACACCCGACTCATGGAAAACGGCGTTCAAGAGGTGCGAACCGCGCCTCTGAAACACCTCATGCACATCACGCGAGTATTGCGTGATAAAGCTTGTGGAAATTGAGGTTGACATTGGGGATACCCCATCCATTGAGTTGGATCAGGCAAACCCTTCCGAGAGCCGAAGAACCGCCGTGCGGAGAGCCCTTGCGGGGGCCGCCGTGCGATAACTCGGGGCTTCAGGATATGCAGTTAGCGGTAACGCGGGGCCGGAAGTTCCGGAGAGCCGCTGAAATTACCTAAGAAAAATTACGCCGCGCGGCCTTCCGCCCCTACCAAGGGCTGGGCGCCGTCACGTCTGGAATAAAGGTCTCGCTCCTGTTCGCTTAACTTATTGGCCACACTAAAGTCTCCTCTGGCGTGGGCCTCCTGGGCCTGCGAACGCAAATCCGCCACGGTCGCATCGACTGCTCCGCGCTCGCCGTCCGACATCGGGGCCAGTGAACCCTTTGTTTCCATTTGACGGCCCAGGTGCGCAAAAACACGCAAGAAATTCGGATCGTCCAAAACAAAGTTCCCGGCCTTGGTCTCAAGATTTCTCACCTCAGTCAAAATGTCGCCAGGAAACAACTCGGCTACCGCCGCCTGGGCGAAATTCTTGTTCGTGGCGTACTCCTCGCCCGGCCATTCATTTTTCAAAGTAGCCGTGGCTTCTTCGGCAAAAGCTTTGTCCGTGGCAAGCTGGCTTTCCAAACCCTTCGCCGTCATTCCATTCCACCACTCATTCAATCCCTTGGCCGCGTCGGCAGGGATGTTGAGCCTGTGGAACATCTCGGCGGCGGAAGCCTGGAACGCCTTGTCGTCTTCCGTGGGCTCATGCCCCTCGGGAGATGCAAACTCGTACAGATCAGCCGTCTTGGGCACGCCTAAGCGTTCGCGGAACGTGGCTATCTGCTCATCAGTCGCATCCGCGGTAAGTGGGTTGATCGCCGTGGACAGTTGCCGGCGCAACTCGTAATGCTTGCCAACCAGATCCACCACCGAGGTAAACTGCCCAGCGTGGGTGCGCAGCTTCGTATCCGTGACGCTATCGCGCCAGTCATCGGTAGAGGCGGTAGCCTCACCTTTTGACTCCGCCCCTGCCATCTCGTCGGCTGTGACGGGAGCGGTAGACTCTTCCGTGCTCTCGCTTGTCTCAGCGGCTTCTTCTGCCATTATTTGGGTTTCCTCGTTGGCTTCGGTTTCCTCGTCGGCTTGTGGCTGGTGGCTCCTGGATGTCTCGCCATGTTCATTTCTCCTTTGTGCTCTTTGGTTGTTTCTTGGGTTCCTTGTTGATGATCCCCAGCAAGCCGAATGCGATGTCTTGCCGACCGTTTAAAAACATTGTCTCATACGGATTGAAATTGGCGAGCGGCGCTGGCGACTTATACATCCCGCAAAAAGTCAACAGTTCATACAAGACGCGCCGGCCCTGTTCGGTGTTGAGAAACACGCGCCGGAAGTCGCGGTATCGGTCCAGCTTGTCGTACATCCCCTTGCCCGGGTGCGACCGGGCAAGATCGGTCAAGAAGTCCTGGTGATCCGGCGCGGGGCGTTGGGTCCAAGGCCAGCGGAAGATCATGCGGCAACCGCTCCCTCTGCGTCTGTCAGTCCTGCTTTATTCGCCGCATCCGCAGCCGTCGAAGCAATGTCCGCCCCTTGAGATATTTCTTCCATCTGCTGAGCCGCCGCCTGGGCCTCGGCGCGTTGCTGACGGATCTGCGCCACCACCTCGGGCGTGTTCACCACATCACGAGATATCCCCTTGGCGTCGGCGGAAAGGCGTGCAATCACATCGACGTTCACCAGATCCAACGCCTCCGGCTTGCTCTCAGCCATGACAGAAATCTCTTCGGCCCATAGTCTTGCGGCCTCGGCTTCGATCTGCTGCCTCGAACGCACGATAGGGGACTGATACTCGAACCGGACATCGCGACCTTGAAGCACTTCAGGGATGGGGTTGAAAGCGCCGGCGCGCAGCATGATAGCAAACGAACGCTCGACAATCGGCGCCGTGTAGTCCGATTCCAAGCGGCCAAATACCGGGCCTATTTCCCGAATGAACTCTTCTTTGCGCGCTATGATCTCTGTCGCCGTCATCTGCGGGCCGCCGGTGGGAAGCCTCAAGATGTTACGGAAAAAGGCATTCCAAATCTGATCCCGCATGTCGTTCTGCATCTCTCGGGTCAGCGGTATATTACCCCCCGAATCCAAAGGCGCAATGGGAATTCTCCCCACCGCCTTGGCGGACTCGATATCGTAGTAGGCCAACCCTCCAGGGAAGGTATTGGGTGCATCGAAGGTGCTATCATCGGGAACCGCCAAAGGCGGATCTGCCGCTCTCTGTCCGGCAATCAGCAATGTTGACTGCATTGCCTGCGCCGTCTCGGAGTCCGGCAGCGCGATCATACCGGGAGAGCGGCCGAACTCCTCTCCCGAAGACGTGTCCCACCTCGGTATGGCAAGCGGGAACTCATGAAACCCACTCGACGCAACCAATGTCTCCGAGCCGAGTTCAATCCACAAATCCGCTATCGGGAGCTTGTCTCCGAAAAAGGCTGTGGACAACCCCTCGGCCCGCGGGACAATAGCCCGGACGAAGTTGATATAATCATCGAGTTCGTGGTTCTCGAACTTCCGTTTGGTTTCCAAGCTTAGTTTTTCGAGAGTAAATTTGTTCACTGCCTGCCGCACGGTAAATCTACGGTCCAGCAGAATCCCCTCGGGGTTTCCGATCTCATCGAAGAATGGCATCGCTTCCTTGAGATGAAGCGTCTGGAAAAGCAGGCTTCTATCGCCCTCGCCGGTAAACACCACCCCCGTACCGAACACCACTAAGTCGATATCCGCCTCTCCCAGCGCTTGCCGCTGCCGGGCGTGGGGGTTGGCAAACGCATTCCGCATTTTCTGGTCCGTGAAAGCAAACCAATCCTTGGCCTCATCGGTACTTTCGTCAATATCCTCGGCCGCCCGAACATGGTGCCAGTCCTCGCTTTGGGGGCGGATCATGGAGCCGACTGCATTGGCCAAGGCCCTTGCGGCCTGCATGGGCGTGCCGTCAAAAATGTCCTCGGCCTTGCGGTCGCCGTCGTCCATCTGGGTGACAAAACCTTGGCGCCTGGGGAGTTGCACACGGGCAAGATCGTCCCAGTGGGAATCCCACGAGCTTCGCCGGCTCTTGAGCGCAGTCCGGCGTCTCAGGATATCCTTGACGCGAGATAGGTCAGACATAACGCTACTTATATCTCGGCGCCGTCGCTCGCCAGGCTTCAAAGCGCTGGGCCGCCGCCTCACGCTCGCCAACCGCAGCCTCCCGGGCGGCCAGGGCAGTCTCTGCCCGGGCGAGATCGTTGGCGCGCAGAACGCAAGCCGTTTCCCTCGCAAGCACCTCCCCTTCCGCGTCATTAAGGGCCTGTTCACGCTCGTCAAGATCGTTGAAACGTATCTTGAGTTCGGCGCGAGTTGCACTGGCCGCTTGCTGCTTCACGCCAAGCGCGGCCTGGCTCGCCTTGATCTTGGCCGCAGATTCGTTAAGACGCTCCGTAGCCTGGAGATCGCCCGCGGAAACTATCGTGTCGTACTCTTTCTCGGCCTGGTCAAGAATGGCCTTTGCCTTCTCAAGCGTGTCGTGAATGCCGACGATCTTCTCAAGAGCCTCGCGTTCCTTGCGATACTCCTTTGCCTCGGCGCCGAGATCACGCTGGTTCATCTCCTGAATGGACTCGACGAACCGCTCGAACATGCGCATATCGCGATTACTTGTCATGGCCTACACCCTCTGAATCACGGCAAACTTTTCACCCGCGCCGATTTCCACATATTCCGGGTTTTCAGCGCCCACGGGAAAGTTGCTCGTCCCGGCCGTTGGGTTTGAACCCCAGGCCACATGGCAATCCGTATCGGAAAACAGTCGCGCGTAGCGCCGCCTCTTTCCCGCAGGATATTCCGTAGATCCCGTCACTACTTCCGACTGGAGCGAGCCAGCGCCGACAGTTACAGGGGTCATATCCTGTATCGGCGTCCCGAGTGCCGTCTGTGAAACGGACTTAAAAATCGTAATAAACAAACTGGCCATGTCAGCCTCCTAGCAACTGAGCGGCGCGGGCTCTCGGCTGGGCGAGCGGCGCAGATCCGGTCACGCCAAGGCCGCTAGTTTTAATGGTGGACCTTCTGCCCCTGCGACCCTTTTCAGCCAGTGCGGACTTCTTCTGCGCGGCGGCAATGGCCGGGTCTTCCCGCGTAACCGGAGGAGGCAGGGCGGGGATATCAGGGGAGAAAATCGACTTCCCCGGTAGTGTCAGTGTGAGCATTTTACTTTCCTCAAGTGGCGGTACAGGCCATGCGGTGTGACGACGAAGTATTTTCGTATGCCAAGGAGGGCCTTGGTCAGGCCGACGCAGTTCGCCAGCACAAACGGCCCCAGTGGCGGGGCTGTGCCGGTCTCCAGGGCCAGGACGGTGAAGCCCTCTTCAAGATAGAAATCGGTCAAATCATAGTCGGCGGCGGCCACAACTTGAGCTACGGGGACGCCGGACATGGCGTCAACGCGAATCCAATAGTCGCCGTTTTGCAGAACGACAAAGACATGGCGGAAGCCGCGCTTTAGCAACGAGTCGAGGATATGGCAGCCGTGGTCGTGGAAGACTGCGAGTGCGCGCAAAATTACCAGGCCCTAGGTGGCAGACGATGCGGAGACCACCGCCTTCGGCCAGTAAGATGTGTAATTCTTTCCTGGGAATATCCTCCACCCGACCAAGTTTTATGGAGACTTATCGCGCTTTCCCCAGAGGAGAGCCTCATGTCAGTGAACTTGCTCGCGCAACGTCTTGACAGCCGTCTCCACGCCTATCTCGTCAATGATCCCGTCGCACTCCTCATCGGTCAAGGTCTGCGGGGCGGCAAGACGTGTGACCTCGCGAAGGCGGCGCAAGTCATTTTTATCCAGGTCCAGCACAAAGCTCCACGGGGCAATGCCCGGCTGAACAGCCACCACAGTGGCCTCCCCAACCAACAGTTTCACGGCAGGCCCTTGTATCGCATCCGGCACTTTCGGCACCCGGTCGTCCCCCGGGCTCTTCTCGATCATGACAAGCGGGCCAATAATTACGCCGTCACGCTCGGCGACCGAAGCCAGATAGGCGCGCAGTTCTTTGACAAACCTTTCCTTCAACTCCGGCGCTTCCTCTCCGGTGAGCCAGATGGCGGTCTCGAATACAGCGCCGAGTTGAGTAGTCATCCTCGCCACCTATGCGGTGAGTAAATCGAGTTTGCCCAACGTGGGCGTACTGGGGCGCGGTGCAATATAACTCCGGCCAACGCCTTCTCCCGGTCAGCGAGGTAGGCCTCCAAAGTAGCGACGGTCCAGCCGTTCTTCTTTTCATCGTCCGTCAATTCAATCTCAGGCACGGCGCTTCTGTCTCCATTGGTGCGGGTCATAGGTGCTGTTGGCTCTCTCGGGCCGCGCGCCACGCGCTCTGGTTTTCTTCGTCAGCCTCGGAAACAACTCCGTAAAGGCCCAGACCAGGGCATCCAAAATATCTGGGCTTCCTTCACCCTCATACCCACCGGCCGTCATGAGGCACATCTGGTCCTCAAGTTTGGGAAACGCGCCGACATGGCTGATCTTCCCTATGGTGTAGAGTGCCGCAATTGGCTCGGCCCGGACATGCTTGCCACGGGTAGCGCGCACTTCGATTATTTTCACCCCCGGCCGGACAGTGGCCAAGGTGGGGCGCACCATGTCGCCGCCCTGGTTGATCTCGATCACGATGGCATCGGCGTCGTGAAGGTCATAGGCGGCGATAGCTCTCTCAGCCCATTTCTGCGGACCGCCCTTGCAAGTTACGTCATCCAGTACATACCCGCGGTCATCCGAGCCTATCCCGGCCACCACAATCCCATGCTCGTTAGAACCGTCCTCGGACGATATCGCCGGATCGACAGCAACAACGATACGCGACATGGTGGGCGCTTCTTCAACCCGGCCATTATGCAAGGTAACCCGGTCCCAGATCGCCCCAATGGCCGCCGGCTCATACTTGCCCAGCCAAACATGCCCGTAACGATCCCTCGCGTGGTTCTCATCATACATCCGCTCCAAGGTCAGCACCTCGGGGAGAAAC